TTAGGTCAGATGTTATTCTATTGGAACAATCAATTTAACTACGAGAACCTACCGCAGGGCGATTACTGTATCGTCGCTACGGGAATCCGCTCGTACACTAAACAAGAAATCAAGGTTCAACGTATTCAAACGTTACTTGGGTTGGCTCAGAATCCTTCCCTTGCACCGTTGGTTAAACTTCCTTACCTTATCCGTGAATTGGTCAAGGGTATGGATATGGACCCTGATGCAGCAATTAACGATATGGATGAAGCTAAGTTCTACGCTCAGCTAATGGGAATGCAAGGTGGATCCGCTAATGGCGCTGCTGGTGTTCCTCCTCCGGGCCCTGCGAGTCCTACTGGACCAGCTGGAACATCGGGAGCTACAGCTAACTTTGCATCATCTGGTAATCCGGAGGGAATCAATGGAACAGACACCATGCCAACTGCTTAAGCCTTTACTGGTGAATGAACATTGGATTCTCATGGAAGAGTACTTGGCGGGTGAAAAATCTCGCCTTGTTACTCGACTCTGTAATTGCAATGATTTAAGCGAGTTAAAGGAGCTACAAGGCCACCTCAAGATGATTGAGAAGCTTCTTTACTTAAAACAACAACTAAAAACGGAACAAGGAAGCAGACGCTAACCCGTGTTCTTAATTTAAACTAGAACTCTTGAAGACGTGAGAAACCTTAGTTACCTCTGCTTCAGACCCTAGAAGGAGCTTTTATGCCACAATCACATTCAACGCACAACATCCTCGGTGCTACACCTTACCGCAACCCTCGTCATCAAGCAGAGGCAGCGGCCTTAGATGAGCATGACAAATCGCTACAGACCCCAAGTGCACAAGGGGAAGGTACAACCGATTCAGAGGTGAAACCAGAACATAACTGGGAGAAGCGTTACAAAGATCTCCAGTCTTACTCTGCTAAAAAGATTCATTCATTAGAGAGCGAGATTAGATCACTTCAACAGCAAGGCGTTCCAAGACTTGAAGCACCTAAGACCCAAGAGGAATTAGAAGCTTTCAAAGGGAAAAATCCTGAAATGTTTGCTGTAATCCAATCGATGGCTAACTCATTGTTCCAGTCACACATTGCTCAATACGACCAAAAGATTGCTGAGATGCAGGGTTCGTTGCAAGAGACTGCACAAGAGAAAGCAGTGTTAGCTTTACGTCAAGCACATCCAGATTACGAAGCTATTCAGGCTTCTGATGATTTCCATAACTGGGCTGCTACGCAAAGTACTGAAGTACAAGATTGGATTTACAATAACCCTAACAATGCTCAATTGGCTATCCAAGCGATCTCATTGTTTAAATACCACAGTGGTTGGGGTAAAGAGAAACAAGCGACGACTAACGTGAACCAAGGTGGTGACTACGCCGTGAGTACACGCACTACTACCCAAGTTCAAGGTGCAGTTGATAGAAATCATCCAGCTTATGTATGGACAGAATCAGAGATCTCTCGTATGAGACCTGAAGAGTTCCATAAGTGGGATCAACATATCACACTAGCCCAACGTGAAGGTCGAATCGCCTTAGGTCGATAATCAAATTCAAATTAAGAGGTAATTTCAAATGGCTAAGTTTAACGGTGCTTCAACTAGTAACTTTGGTGGTAACATCACTAACAGTAACTTCTCTCCTACTATCTTCTCTCAACGCGTACTGAACTTCTTCCGTACTGCTTCTGTTGTAGAAGGTATTACTAACAACGATTACTACGGTGAATTAGGTTCATTCGGTGATACAGTACGTATTATCTTAGAACCAACAATTACTGTTTCTGCGTACACTCGTGGTGCTGCTGTGACGTCTCAAGCGTTAACAGACAACGAGATTACACTGGAAATCTCTCAAGCTAACCGCTTCCAGTTCCAAGTAGATGACATCGAGATGAAACTGTCTCATGTTAACTGGGAATCTCTGGCTACTGGTTCAGCTACGTACTCTTTAAAGAATGCGTATGATAAAGAAGTTTTAACCTTCATGTCGAACGGTGCTAAAGCTAACCATTACTTAGGCGACACTGGTGCTAACGGTACTATTGAAACCTTCGCTGCTCTGGCTGGTGCAACTGCTGTACCAATTCTGGTAGGCTTCGGTGGTGGTGCTGCTGTAGATCCTCTGAACCTGTTGTCACGTATGGCACTGGTGTTAGACGAAGCAGAAGTTCCTGAAGAAGGTCGTTATGTTGTAGTTTCTCCTCGTTTCATGGAACTGTTGGCTCGTACTGATTCTAAGTTGCTGTCTACTGACTACAACCAAGGTGAAGGCGGTCTGAAGAATGGTCTGGTAATGAGCGGTAAGCTGCGTGGTTTCTCTCTGTACAAGACTAACAACTGCCCTAAAGGTTTAGCAACTGTTGATCACCTGATCGCAGGTCACATGTCAGCCGTAGCTACTGTTAGCTCAATCGACAAGGTAGAGAAGATTCGTTCTGAAACTACTTTCGCTGATATCATCCGTGGTCTCCATGTGTATGGTCGTGGTGTTGTTCGTCCAGAGTGTTTAGTGGTTGCCGCTGTACGTTATGCGTAATAGCTGAGTAATCCCCAAGGGATCCGAGGAAACTTGGGTCCCTTTTTTTATACCTTAAGGAGCTACGAATGTATACATTTCTTGAGACGGTCAACCTTGCTTTAAGGGAAGTAAACGAAATTCCCATGACCGAACAGCAATTAGCGAATGCAAGGGGTTTACAACAGTTTGCAAAGGAAGCAGTAAATAGGGCTTTCTTTGATATCAGCAACGAAAGTGTTAAGTGGCCTTGGTTACAAATGAAGGCTGATAGCGCACCAGAACAAGAGATACGTAAGCTGACTATAGGTACACAATGGTACGACACAGAGATCCTTACTGGTGGTCAGACGCAGGAACCTGATTGGAACACATTCCTTTTGACCGATAAAGATTTACTTAGTACAGATCCAGAGGTTCTCAATAATAAACCAGAGCTCGTACGGAACCTAGGTTTCCTTACGTACGACGAATGGATTACTAAGTATCGTATGGATGACTTCTCAGGTCGCACAGGAACACCTCAGTTTGTTATTAAGTATGGCTCAGGTAAGTTTGGGTTTTCCCCTGTTCCTGATAAAGAATACTGTGTAGCATATAACGTGAGATCACACGCTGTTCGATTTAAGAATGCTCTTGATGTTATTCCGATTCCAGAAGAATTCATTACTGTCCTTGTTAGTCGCATTAAGTATTACCTTTGGTTATTCCGTGAAAACGATGTACAAGCTAAGTTTTCCATGGGTGAATACCAAACGGGATTAATCAATATGAAACGTTCCTTGTTATCCAATAAGGAAGAGAGAATGAGGGCTATCTAATGGCTGACCGTATGCAGGTTCTATCGATCCCCTGTCGTGGGGGTCTAAACACATCAAGTAATAATCATGAGTTACTAGCGAAACCCGGGGAAGCTATTGATTTAGTTAACTTCGAATGTAGTAAGGAAGGGGGGTACAGAAGAATCAATGGTTACGAATTGTTAACTGCTGAAGTACCTATTGATTTCTCGTATGCTGAAGCCGGTAATGAAACCTATGTTAAAGGTGTGATTAACTATAAAGGAGTCTTAGCGGCCAGAGGAAACGGGGTGTATCACACGGTGAATAACACAACGTGGACACAGGTTAACCGCACGATGAACAATGTTCCAATTGGTTCCGTGGGTGCAGCTCCTATTGTCCCTAGACCTTCTGGTGTTCGTTATATGTTCGCTAGACATTACTACAACAACAAAGAATACATCTACATGGTCGATGGTGTTAACCTGCCTGCGGTCTTTTCCATTAGTGACACAGGTCTCTATAGATACGCTACGTTCAATGGGGATAACGTGAGTAACCCTCTGATGGGAGCTAAGTACTGTACATTCTTTAAGAATCAATTGGTTCTTGCTGGGATGACTAAGTCTCCAACAAGTATCTTCTATAGTTCTTCTGCAAATAGTGATCTCATATTACCTGAAGACTCAGGGAAAGAAACACCTCAAGAGAACTTCAATGGAGCTACTGCTGGTTCTTTAGATCTAGGGGATGTTGTTACAGGTATTATGGTTCATAGGGAAACATTGTATGTCTTCTGTGAACACAGTATCTTTAAAGTACAGGGTTTAGAATCAGGGGAAGTAATCTCTGTTCCTGTTACCCGAGATATCGGATGTGTCGATGGTTTTACAATCCAAGAGGTAGGAGGTGACTTAGTGTTCCTAGCACCTGATGGTTTACGTACTATCGCTAAGACTGAACGCTTAGATGATATTGAACTAGGTGTTATTAGTAGAAAGGCAGGGGAACTCTTAAGTCCCCGTGTTAGACAAGCGAACCGTTACCTCTTTAGTTCCACGGTAATTCGAGAGAAGAACCAATATAGAATCTGGTTTACTGACCTTGAGAATCCTTTAGGAGCCCAACGAGGTATGATAGCTGCCTTTACTTACATAGCAGAAACAGGTGCCTTTGAGTGGGCTTTTAGTGAGCTCTCGGGTTTTGGTTCCCTATGTAACGATAACGGATATCATAATGGAGCAGAGAGAATCATAGGAGCTAACCACGAGGAACCTTATGTAATGCTACATGAGAAAGGTTTCTTATTTAATGGTGAGCCTATTGATTACGTATGTCAACTCGTGTACTCCGATTACGGTCAACTAGGGGTTCGTAAGACCTTACATAAGGTTCTAATGAATTCTAGAGCTGAAGGTAACGTCGAAGCGGGTCTAGAGGTCCGTTATGATTACAACGGTAAAGATGTGTTTCAACCTGATATCTACCCACTGGAACGCATGACATTACCTGCGATCTTCGGTAAAACAGCTTCCGTATTTGGTGATCCCATAGTTCTCTTTGGAGCAGCTACGTATGGAGACACGGATGTATATACGGAAGGTTCAGGCTTCACTGTTTCTCTACGTGTACGTCCTCTTAAAACTATACCAGACGCTTCTTTTGATATTCAAAGTTTTCATATCGATTTAACCACAGGAGGTAAAATCTAATGGCTGAAGCATATGTACGTCAATCCGCCTTTTCTAATGGTGATGTTATTGACGCCCCTCTGTTTAACGCAGAGTTTGACCAACTAGTAGCAGCCTTCGAGGAAACCTCAGGGCACAATCACGATGGTACACCGGGTGCTGGAGCCCCCGTGCCTTTCATAGAGAAGGGAACAGCTGGTGTGTATGTTGACACAAGTAACCCTTCGGCTCACAAGATTGTATTCAAGTTAAATGATACAGTTATACGTGAGTTTACTTCAGTTAACCAAGGTACCACGAGTACTATTAAGCACACACCTGTTTCCACAGGAGCTCCTATTGATCTTGATGATTACTTAGAATCTCTTGAAGTAGCTGTAGGTGACGCGAGTGCTGATGCTGCTCAGGCTGTTGCTTCTGCTGCTGAGGCTACACTACAAGCGGATCGTGCGGAAGCTGCTGCGATGAACATAGGTTTACCTATTGTACTAGCTGATGGTGCTTCTTATACGATTCTTCCTGAGAGCGTTTATGTTGACTTAGTGTGCTTAGGTGATGCTACTGTTACCTTACCAACATCGCTAGCTGTGGGTGATCGCTATAGCATACGTATGTCTTCATTAGCTGCTGTAGGTAAACTATGTAC